AAATCCATCATCAGGGCCGATAGCTCTTAGCCAAATTAATAATGCTGGCGCAACAACAAACTCAATGGGCTCGCTGGTTAATGAAGTAATCGGCGGCAACAGCGCGGCAAATCAACAAATAGCAATGAGCCAGTTTTATTTTACATTTACAAATACGCTCAGAACATCGTTCATTGAAAATTCAAACTTTGTATATAACGGATCAAACGCAAGCAGCCCTTTAAATAATGGTCAATGGCTTGGGTACGCTATTGCAATGAGCTCTAACGGGCAAACTGCTGCAGTTATTAACGGGCTTTCCCAATTTAGTGACAACACTTTTCCCCCAGTACAAAGGCTTTTTATCTATACTCGTTCTGGTTCAACCTGGACATTACAACAAACACTAACGACTACTTTTTTTCGAAACTCTTTTGGAAGAGAAACAATATTTACGTCAGTAGCTTTGTCGGCCAACGGAAATACAATGGCTGTGGGTTTAAAAAGTACCCCACTTAATAATGGTCGGGTTGAGATTTATGTTCGTTCTGGTTCAACTTGGGCGTTACAGCAATCATTAGTTGGCAGTCCGTCTGCAATTCAACAGTACATGGGCGGAACTGTTGCTTTATCCGCCAGCGGTGATATATTGGCTGCAAGTTCTACTGGGATTGACGATAGGGGGGTTTATGTGTGGGTTCGTTCTGGCTCAACCTGGACACAACAAGCCATACTTACTGGTTTTGCCGTTGGTAGTCCTTTTGTCGATACTGTTAGTGTATCGCTTTCTGCTGATGGACTTACTTTAGCTGCTGGTAACTCAACCGCAAACCCGGGGCCATATTTTCAACAAGGGAACGGATTAGTAAAAGTATACATTTTTACCGCAGGTTCTTGGGTTTTGCAAACAACCATACTCCCCGCAGCTGCGGTAACTGACGACAAAGAATTTGGTCGTGCCGTATCGCTTTCCGCAGATGGGAATACTCTGGCAATAGGTGCGCCAGGTACACCTGCTAATGTGCCTACAATCGGTAATCATGGAAACATTGGTGCTGTTACTGTATACAGAAGAACAGGATCGACTTGGGCTGTTCAACTTAATGAATTTACTCCATCTAATTTTATTTATCCGCAGCAAGGAAAAGGATATGATTATGGACCGCGAATCGGGGCATCATTATCACTTTCTGGAGACGGATCTTATTTAGTTGTTGGTGCTCCGCAACAGCCACAGGTTTTTGAAGGAATTTCTTGCGGCGCGTACTGGATATTTAGTCGTTCAGGGTCAACTTGGACGCAGGTTAGCGGACCGAATTACCCACCAGGAACGTACGCAAGTAATTACAGTTCTTTATTTGGCAACAGTGTAGTGCTTTCTAGTAATAGTAATTATCTTACTGTTGGCCAAAACGCTTTCCAAGCATTCACTAACGTTTCAACTGGTAAAGTTTTAATGTATGATTAATAGAACAACACACGACAATATTCCTAGCTATGAACCGCTCACACAAAAGCTAGTAACCTCTGTTAATGAAAATGGAAAAACTATTTATTTTCTTGAAACTTATTCTATTGAAGAAATGAATGATGGGTCTGAAAAGTATATTACTGTTTTTCAAGAATATAAACAGTTTCTTTTGCGGTTAATCGATATACAAGTAATGCACAGAATATTAAATTCCGATACGTTAGGATTGCAAGCTGTAAAAGATTATAAAAATGCACTGCATTCAATTGTGGATTTTTCGCCTGGATTCACTTTCCCAGTCCCACCAGAAATTAATAATGTACCGCATCAGGCTTTTTTTCAGACAATTCATTCAGACAAAGATGTTAGTTATGCAAAGAATAAACTAGGAGTGACAGTATTATGAGCCATCCACAAATAGCTATGGGCTGTGTTGCTAACTTGTTTAGTAAAATGATGCATTTTAAAAAAGCTGGTGACAAAGAAACAGGGCATGCGCATTGTTTTGACCACCTAACATTATTGGCAAACGGAAAATTAAAAATTACAGTCAACGGCGCTTCTACCGACTTTCAAGCACCGCACATGATTTATATTCAAAAAGATAAAATACATCAACTAGAAGCCTTAGAGGATAATACTGTGGCGTATTGCATACACGCTTTACGTAATGGCGATGGCGTTGATGATATTTTAGATCCTAACATGATCCCAGCTGGAGTTTTTGGTACAGATGTAGCTAAACCTTTAACTAAAAAAAATTAACATGAAACAACAAACATACATTGAATCAAGGTGCAAATAGTGGGATATGTCAGATCCATTGGGGCTTTCAGATGGCGTAAAGGGGCTTAGTTCAGGCTTTGATTCTGCTCGTGAAGCGGGTAAGTCCGTTTCTAAGCAGATTGAGAACATACAAAAAGACGCAGTAGATGTAGCCCAGCAGAAAGCGCAAGAGCGCATACGGGCAAGGCGGGAAGCAGAGTTTAAGAAGGAGCGGGCGCTGATTAAAGCGCTTGACGAGTGGAAGCGAAAGAAGCAAATCTCCGATGAGGAGGCTGATTTAAAGATTAAGTTTGTAAAGCAGTACGGCGCCAAAGAATGGGATGCGCTGCTAAAGATTAAGCTGGACATTGAAAACATGGAACGCAAGAACAACGAAGAGTTCCAGCATGATTTGAAGGCAGTAAGGCAGGTACAGTTTTGGTGTTTTATGGCGGCACTGATTGTGACGCTGTGGCTTAAGTTTATTTTAGGAGCGTTTTAAATGAGTGAAAAAGAAACATATATTGACACCGCCAAAGAAGTAGCTGGTAAAGCAATTGGTAGACACGGACTAATCTACATCACCATTATTGTGGCGATGGGCGTAGGGGCTTCAGTAGTACTGGAGGAAGGCAAGATGGCTGCTGTTATGGGCTTGCTTGGCGCATCCCTAACAGCGTTAATCTCGATGCTAAACGGTGTCGCAGGCGCTACGCCAAAGCAAGATAAGCCTGAGTTTGAGATTATGAAAGAACTGATCCACCGCTTAGATGGCATGGCAGACCGTGATCCTATGTCTGTTCAGGTCGAAGGCGATAAAGTTACTGTTCGCAAAGGCGATAACGAAACCTCAGTAGGTCGATAATGATGGATACCCTAATTGGACTTCTTAAAGGTGTTGCTCCTGTTCTGGCTACTGCTGTTGCTGGTCCTGCTGGTGGAGCTGCTGTGGGCTGGATTGCTTCTAAGCTAGGCATTGATGACGCTACGGTTGAGGGTGTTACTGCCGCTTTAACTGGCAATCCTGAAATGGCAATGAAGCTCAAAGAGCTTGATCTTGAGTACGCTAAGTTAGACGCAGCAGACAGGGATTCCGCCCGTCAAGCGTATGCAACCGTAGCAACAAGTGAACACGCTACTAAGCTAGATAAGTCGGTAGTCCCAATCCTTGCGCTAGGTACGGTATCTTTAGCGTTTGTGTTTATTGCTATTTTGATGTTCCGTGATGTACCGACTGACCAACAACAAATGGTCATCTTTGCATTGGGTTTTATTACTAGCTCTGCTGGGCAAGTCCTATCGTTCTACTTTGGGTCAAGTCAAGGCAGTAAAGATAAAAACAAAGAAATACAGGATTTAATGAAAAAATGAGCCAAAGTAACTTTGAGAAGTGCCTAGCTAAGATGCTTGCCCACGAGGGCGGCTTTGTAAACCATCCGCAAGATCCAGGCGGCATGACTAACCTTGGTGTTACTAAGCGGGTTTGGGAAGAATGGGTCGGACATGAAGTAGATGAAAAACAGATGCGCGCTTTAACCCCTGAAACCGTTGCGCCACTTTATAAAAGGAAGTACTGGGATGCTGTCAGAGCTGATGAGCTTGTGGCTGGTGTTGATTATTGCGTTTTTGATGTCGCTGTTAACTCAGGACCTGGACGCGCCATTAAGTTTTTGCAGTCGTGTGTTGGGGTTACTGCTGATGGTGGTTTTGGCCCTGCTACTCTTGCTGCCGTAGAAAAAGCGGAAGAAGACCCAGCTAGACTAGTAGAACTGTATTGCGCAAAACGCCTAGAGTTCTTACAATCACTAAAGACCTTCGAAACGTTCGGCAAAGGCTGGTCAAGACGCGTTGCCGAGGTCAAAGAAGAAGCAATAAAAATGTTAGGGTAAACCCGTATGCCATTACAGAAACTCCAGTTCAGACCAGGGCTTAACCGCGAAGGAACGGATTACAGCAACGAAGGCGGTTACTTTGACTGCGACAAGGTGCGTTTTCGTTCTGGCTACCCTGAGAAGATTGGCGGCTGGATTCGTCTGTCTAACGACACGTTTCTGGGTGTAGCCCGTGCTTTATGGAACTGGGTTACTTTAAGTGGCGCTAACTTACTGGGTGTTGGCACTAACCTTAAATACTATATTGAGCAGGGTGGCAACTACAACGATGTTACGCCTATTCGTGTTACGTTTACTTCAGCCTCTACGCCGACAACAAATAACATCATTAAGACAACTAATGGTTCTA